ACAAAGAAAAGACAGCAAACCATTTCAGACGAAGATATTTTGATGTTTATATAAACAGCATGACAGTTAAAGAAGGTACAATTGTCAGCTATTACATATATACAATTCATAAGGAGAAAGCATGAATCAGGAAACAGTATCTGCAATTATTCAAATTGCTGTATTTATGGTCGGAATCACTCAGATTTTCAAACAGTTTTTTGAGCCACAAAGTAAAAAGCTCAAAATTATTATTACCATTGCAGTTGGTGCAGTAGGTGGTATATTACAGCATTATCTTCCGTCATGGGTGTTTGTAACACTTCTTGGAATTTCTGTCGGTGTTGTATTCTACGATTATATCCTCAAATATATGGAAAAAATAATCACAGAACATAGCTGTAATATAAATAATAACACTTCTGAAAAAGAACTTGAAAAACCAGAACCTTATGAAAAATAAAGGGAGGAAGAAATGAAATGGTTAAGAAGCTTTTTATTTGTGCTTTTATTATCATGCTCTGTTTTGTATGCACAGGATGTCTCACAACCAGAGCAGGAACTGACAACGCTGTCCTCGAACATCAAAGACAGCTTGCAGAATATCAAGCTACAGTCGATACTTATATCAGAAGAATTGATACAAGTGCAGAACGAATTGAAAGTATCAGAGGAAGAGCGGACAGCGTTGCAACGTCAATCGATGGAGTTATCAGCCTCTTTGATGAGTATCAACGAGCAGTTGAACGATTATTACAAGACTATTACGATTTACGAAGAGCGGTTGAGACGGCAGAAAAAGATATTGATAACCCTGTCAGGAATACTTCTAATACTAGTTCTGATTAAAGTATTGTTTATTTTTCTTTACATTAAGAAGATACCTATACCAAGAATTGTAGATATATTGGCCTGAAACTCCAACGGCTAAAGCACGTTGGGTTCTTGAATAATTAAACTTCCAACAGCAAAAGCTATTAAATAATTTTTAACAGCTTTTGCATTGATTGAGTCAAAATATCTATTGAACTCACTCATTAAAATTTTCAAATTTTATCCCCAATTTCAACATTTGTTGTTAAACCACCTCTAACATTTGTAAAGAGCTTCAAATAGCATTTTTTTGGTTTTACTTGCTCCACAAATTCTTTATAAATTTTACTAGCTAAGTGTTCGTGAGATATTGGAACGGTTGTATAGTCCATATAATAATATTTTAGTGATTTTAACTCTGGAACAAAATCATTTGGAACAAACCTTATTAAAACTCTATATATATCTGGAAAAAAAGTAACGGGACATAAACCAATCAATTCTGGGTAGTCATATTCCACAACCTCTTCTTTTCCAACATAAGGAATTAAGACAAATTTTCTGTTGGGTAAATCACACTCATAAGCTTTTGTAATTCTTTCTTTATACATTTCTGGAGAAGCGTCATCCATCTTTGATAAAGGTTTCCAAGTTTTCATTTCGTTAAAATAATTATTCATGTTTTCTCCTATAATTTAATCATATCAAAAAATTCTTTTCTGCAAGCATCTTCATTAAAAGCACCTCTTATTGCTGAAGATTTCATCTTACTGTCATACTCTTCAACACCTCTTACTGTCATGCACAAATGTTGTGCTTCAATGTAAACAGCAACGCCTTTTGGATTCAGCTTTCCCTCAATATAATCTGCAATTTGTTTAACAAGTTCTTCTTGTATTTGTGGTCTTCTCATAAACCACTTTACAATTCTTGCCAACTTGCTGATTCCTACAATTTTTTCATTTGGTATATATGCAATAAAACAATTACCAATAAAAGGAATAAAGTGATGACTACAAGTTGATTTAACGCTGATTGGTCCTAAAAAAACAATGTCATTTATTTTTTCTGTGTTTTCAAAAACTGTTAATTCTGGAGCTTTTTCATAATTTCCTTTAAACAGTTCGTTTACCCACATTTTTGCAATTCTTTTTGGAGTTTCTTTTATTTGTTGATCGTCCAAATCATATTTCATATCTTTTAATATATCTTTAAAATGACTTGTTAATTTTTCAACCATTAAAATTTTTTCTGAATCTTCTAATACAATATTTCCATTTGCTTTTATCATTATTTATACTCCCAAATATTCAACAGGGTCTTTTTCACCAAGAAACAAAAAAGCTTCCAACCTTTCATTACAAGAACCACATTTTCCACAAGATTTTCCATCTTTACTAGGGTTATAACAAGTGTTGGTGTTTTTAAAAACCGTTGTAAAGTCTAAATTTAATTTTTCACACGAAATTTTAGCATCTTTCAAAATAAAAAATTTATTTTCTTTCATGTACGGTAAATAATAACCAACTTTTTCTGAGCCCCAATTTCCAATTTTAAAAGCATAATTTAAAGCTGTGAAAAAATCTTCTCTACAATCTGGATAAATTGTATGGTCTCCTGAATGAACTCCTAAAGCTATATCAACATTACAATTTTCTTTTGTAGATATTGATAGAGCGTAACCATAAGTAATTGCAGAAAAAATAGCGTTACGGTTTGGAACAACAGTTGATTTCATGTTTTCGCTGTCGTAAACTCCAGACGGAACATCAAGACTTTCATCAATAAGAGATGAATTAAAAGATTTCATAACTTGTGACAAATCAAGATTTTTTAACTCAACATTATAGCCATTCGATTTTAAATAATCAATATTTTTGTTTAATCTCTCGATTTCAACCGAATGTTTTTGACCGTAATTAAAACTAATTGCATCAACCTTATAACCTTCTCTTAACAAATTCAACAATAAACCTGTTGAATCCATTCCACCAGAAACTGAAATAACAGCCCTTTTCATTTTAAACTCCTTGTTTATTTTCAAACAGAAAAATATGTTCTCTAATACTTATATCATAACCTAGTTTTATTAAACTTTCATAATTTTTCTTCAAAGAATTTTTAATTGTTGTACTATCTGTTCCTTCTGGTTGTAAAACAATTTTCTTATTGTATTTTTTAAAGTAATTTATTGTTTCTAAATCTTTTTCCAAATCAAAAATAATTATCTTTATAATACATTTTTTTAATTTTTGTGTCAATAGAATTGGTTCCAAATTTGATACAACATTTTGTTCTACATTTATTTTTGGAGAAACATTAAACAAAACGTTGTTTTTATTAAAAAAGTTTAGATATTTATTTTCCAATTTTATAGTTCCATTTGTTTCAATTTCGTAAGTTACTTTTTTACCAAAAAATTTAATTATTTCAACAATTTCATTTTTATAAAGTAAGGGTTCTCCACCGGTTATAACAACATTTGAAACATTTTTAAATTTGCCTAAATCATTTAACTCAAATTGAATTCCTTTTTTACTCCAAGAAAATTTTGAATCACAAAATTTACAAGTTAAATTGCAACTTGAAAATCTTATAAACAAACTGTGTTTTCCTTGTGTTATTCCTTCACCTTGAAAACCTAAAAAAGGATTTTCTGCTAAATTTAAAATCATATTATATTCCTTTAAAATAATTTATAAAGTTAATTTCCATTTCTTTATTTTTTTCTTGTTCTAATTCAATTTGTTTAGATTTAAAAACTATACAATCATCATCACAAACATTATCGAAAGATGTTAATAAAGCACTTCCTGTATCGGTTTCCCATATTCTAATATGAGATAAAACACAACTGTTTCTTTCAACATTTTTTAAAAAATCAACAACATATTTTGCAATGACTAAAACCATATTTTCAGCCGTTGGATTTTTATTAAAAATAACAACTCTTTCAAAATTATTTATGAAAAATTCTTTTATTTCGTCTGATTCTTTTGACCATAAAATACAAGTGTGGTCAAACATATCTATAAAGTTTTTTATAGGAGTTAAAGCTTTAAAATCTAAAACCATACCATCTTTTTCAGATACATTTCCTTTAATTCCAATTTCATAAATATACGAATGTCCATGAATAGAATACGCACATCTTGTACTCAAAGCATTTCTAACAATGTGCGCTGTTTCTGATTTAAATTTTTTAATAATTTTCATTTGTTTCTTTTCCTTTAGTTTATATTATAACATATACTAAAATATTTGTAAAGTATTTTTTTTTAATCTTCAACTAAAGATTCATCTTCAAAATATTCATTACAGCTTGTTTTGAAAGTATATTCAAACAAAGGTTTCAGAAGGCAAAAACCTTTCAAGTTTCCTTTATCGTCCTTTCCACATTGAACCCAGTAAAGGCAGGTTTCACAAAGAATTTTCGTAAGTTTTTCTTCCAACAAAGATTTCATAATCTTAATCTCCTTCTGAATTATATTCTATTTTTATCCCTTTCTTTTTCCGCATAAGAACTCTTTCCTTGACAGATGCTATCGTAGCCTTATTCATATCAATCATTTGAACTTCATTGTCACCGTCCATTACGGCATGAATATCCTGAAAATGATTCGATAAATATTTAAGAGGTGTTTCATCTATAGTATCCTTTACAATAAGATAATAGATTTGACAATTTTCTTTTTGACCAATTCTGTGTATTCTGTCAGCAGCCTGGTCTATTTGAGCCGCTGTTTTACCCCATTCGACAAAAATTAAAGTGTGAGAAGCGGTTAATGTAATTCCAGTGGCAGCTGCATCAATTTGACCGATAAACAGTCTTACTTTTTTGTCATTTTGAAATTTGTTTATTGCATCCTGACGCTTAAAATTTGCAACCCCACCGTTAAATCCAACAGCTATGTCAGAGAACTTGTTCATGAAATATTCATACATCTCCGTATGATAAACAAAAACTACAACCTTATCCTCAATTTCAAGAATATCCTTAACATACTGAACTGATGAATCTTTTTTTATGTTTATCAAAGCTTTCCGCATTTCAGCAAGATATGAGAACTGATGAAGTCCTTCTTCTTTGGAAAGAAGTTCATCTTCCATATCGTCATAAGTTTTTCTTATTTTCGGTTCAATTTCAAAATAAATAGGAATGTTTTGTTTTGAAGGAAGCTGTGGAAGAACCTCTTCTTTTTTATGGCGTATTGTAAACAATGAAGTCTTACGTCTGAATTCATCAAGATTGCTTACACCGTCAAACGTCCATCCAAAGTATCCTTTCTTAGGATTACAGTATGTAAACAAAAACTTACTTTCAGATGGAAACAAATCTGATGCAAGAATATGACATGCATTATAGAATTGCCTTAATTTTGTTTCAAAAGGAGTTCCTGACAAGAATACTTTCAATATCCGGTTGTCAGAACAAACTTGAATAACCGCACGGCTTCTTATTGCCTTAGGTGATTCTATATACTGACATTCATCACAGACAATTGATTTGAAGTTAAATTTCTTTTGAAATTCCACCGCCCAACCGTTTACAGGAACAAAAGCTTTTTTGTATTTCCAGCCGTTTTCCTTAGCCTTCTCTATTCTTTCTTTTTCTTTCTGGGAGGCCTCTTTGTCATCCTCGCCGAGAATGTCATAATTAATTATGACAATGTCAGCATTTCTTGCAGCTTCCAATGTATATGAATCCAAATATGAAGTTCTTCCGCTTATAATATATGCCTTAGCATCTGGTATCCATTTGTTTATTTCCATCTTCCAGTTTAATTTTAAGGAAGCAGGACAAACTATAAGGCAAGGAAACAAATTGTTCTTTGAAATAAAAACTGAAGTTATGCAACTTTTACCTGTACCCTGTGGTTCGGAAAGGAGAATATTTCTTTTATTTTCAAGAATAGACGTCATGCTTACAACATCTTCTTTCTGAAAAGGATACATTGTTTCCGGAAGGTTCATCTGCTTTATCTTATCTTCAAGTTCACTGCTTTTGTTTTGTTCAGAACGTATTATAACGTCATAAAGCTTTTTAAAACTTTCGTCCATTACAATACCGCTAATACCGCCTATATCCTTAACAACATTCTTGTTTCTTGAAAATTCAATAAATGACGAAAATGGAAGCTTGTTTCCGTTATGCTTCTTACAAACATTATTGACTTCTTCAGAATCAAGACGTGAAGAATCTAATACTATTTTTTCACCGTCCCATATTACCCTAGCCATTATTTCTCCTTTTTTTCTTCATTGTCTTTATAAAAATAATGATTGTTCATGAACAAATACTTGGCTAAAGACCAAGTACTTTCTTCGTTCGCCTCACGGCATAACGTTTCTGTTTCTTAGGTTGCTCAAGTGAAGTTCCACTATTGAACAAAGCTTGTGAAGCTAAACTCTCAACAGCCTCCGCAGACCTAAAATCCCGAAGTTCCTTCGGTACGTAATGTTTCAAGTTGATAGCAGCATTTACGTCTCTAACGTGATTTGTTCCACATTTAGGGCAAGTCCATCTTCTGTCAGACAGTTTCAAGTCTTTCTTCTGATAGTGGCAAACGTGGCATAACTGACTTGATGGAAACCACCTATCGGCTTTCACTATTTGACAACCATAGTCTTGTCCCTTCTGCTGAAGCCTACTTACAAATGTTGCCCAAGAAGTATCATTCATGTTGTGAGCATTTCTCAAGAACTTTGAGATTCCTTTGAGATTCAAATCTTCAACAACAACCTTGTCGTAAGCTCTGACTAACCTCAAAGTCTCTTTCTCAATGAAGTCTCTTCTTCGGTTTGCTATCTGTTCTTCACAACGAGCAAGCTTGATTCTCGCTTTCTCTCTGTTGTTTGAACTAACCTTTCTAGTGATTCCATCTTCACAAACTTTCTTCACCATTTGTTTCTTAGCAAACTTTCTTTGCAACTTTGTTAGTTTCTTCTTTGCTGCTATCTTCTGTGGTCTATAACCATAGACCAAACCAGACTCTCAATTAGAGTCAACATACAACTCTGCAGGACTGAAGTCCAAACCTATGGCTTGTTTCTCATCTTTCAGCTGAACTTTTTTGTCTGGTATTTCGTATAGTATAGACGCATAGTATCTATTTGAAGCAGATTTAGAAACCGTAATAGATTTGATTTCTTTCTGCTTATTTTCTCTAAACCATTTATGCTCACATTTATTCGCAAACTTGACTTCTCCAATCTTTGGAAGTTTCAATGTCATTGTTGCTAGATTCAAAGCTTTCTTTGATGGTTGAACTGTTCTGTAGCTTTGATTGTTATCCTTTCTTGACTTGAACTTTGGAAATCCTCTTCTTTCACCTTTGATTTGACCTTTGTTAGATTTGAAGAAGTTCTGGAAAGCCACATCACAATCTCTTGTTGCTTGCTGCAATACACAAGCTTCAACATCTTTCAAGAAAGAATATTTCTGTTTCAAATCTGAATACTTGAGCAGTTTGTATGTTTCATTGATTTCTTTCTGTGAGGCACCTTTAGATTTCAAAGGAATGATATTATCGATGTAGAACTCATTTCGTTCTTGGAGATGTTCATTGAAGACTAAACGACAGCAGCCAAATGTTTGCAACAGAAGTTGCTCTTGTTGAGTTGTTGGAAATATTCTAATCTTCAATGCTTTGTTCATATTTATTATTTAGTTAGCTCCATCGAAACGTAAGAACTGGCGCCATTCACGTGCTAAGCTAAAGACTTAGCACTTATCTGGCTCGATTATTATATAATGAGTGAAAAATTGTTTAGTACATCTCTCACACAAATCTATTGTTGAACTAAAATTGTTTACGTTCACTTCAAAATTTGTTGTAATTTCAATTTCACAACTACCATCAAAATTGCCAATTTGTTGTCCACATCTATCACATTTGATGTATTTCATTCGTCTACCTCTTCATAATTTTCACCACTGTTAAAGATAAAATCCTTACCTAATACAGGATTTCCAATCATAAACTGACCTAAAGACAAGCATTGCGGGAATACACAAGTTTCCTCAACATTGTCATTTCTTACAGCAATGTTTCTTATTCTCATAATACAATCATCTTTCATCTTTGGACTTTGTTCCATAGATACAAATGAAGTTACCTGAGCAATTTTTCTAAAATCCTCACCAATGTTACTTCCGTCAACATTAGAACTTTTCCATGCACTTCTGTTCGTCTGGGAAGCAGTTACAATAAGGCAATGAAACTTTGCAGCAAAGCCTCTAAGGTATTTCCAGATAACATCAAGCTGGTTTCTTAGTTCACTTCCACCACCCATTGGCTTAGTAATATCAGCATAATCTATAATGACAACATCCGCTATAAACTTATCGTTAAATGCTATCTCTTCAATTCTTTGTGTTATATCTTCACATGAAGCCTGATACATAGGATATGCAATAACTCTGATGTCACCTTTATATTGATTTTGAGCCTTTGATTGTTTCTGTAAATATCTTACTGATTTACCACTATTCGGTTTAACCTTAATTTCAATCGGCTCGCTTGTATATTTACCTTCGTCAGCTTCAACTATCCTTGCACTCTTATAAAGACCTTCGGAAATAATACCTGATTTAGAACCGTAAAGCATTTTCCATAATCTTTGTACTACTTCGTTCCGTGTCATTTCCATTGATACAAAAACTACATTCAATCCCTGTCTTACTGCTTCCGTTGCAAGGTACTGCATAAGAAACGACTTACCAGTTTTAGGTGGGGCAAGAATTGCCAAAAAATCATTTCTATGAAGTTTTCCAGTAACCTTGTTAAGGCATTCAGGAAGTGTCATCAGTTCTTCATTTATCTCTGACAAAGCTTCTTCAATAGCTTTTATTGAATTCTCTGAAAACAATGAAACTTCATTAGTTTCAAGTTCTGAAACTTTCTTATATTTTGATTGAATCTTTTTTGCCTTCTCAATGTCATTAACATCAAGACATGCATTAAGTTCTTCCGTATAATGTTTTAATATCAGGCTATCCAAAAAGTCTTTGCTTCTGTCGAGAAGATAATCCTCATTATTAATATTAAGGTTGCTGTCAGAAAGATTTTGAAGAAACGTTGCAACAAGGTCTTTGGTACTTTCATCATGTATCTCAGCTTCATGAGTTAAATATAATGACCGTATGTCGTTTTTAGGACAAACCTTAAACTGATTGTAATACTGAATAACCCAGTCTATAACTATTCTTGAATAATCAGTTTGAAAGTAACTCAAATTAATATAAGGAACTAAAACCTTACAGCATTTACTGCTCATGATAAGACTTGTTACAAAGTCTTTTTCATTTAATGTGCTAATTTTCTCTCTTTCCATTTAAGCATTTTCCTTAGCAATCTCTGCTTCTGCGTCAATTCCTGTAATTTCTTCAAAAATTTTATTGTTCCAGTTTGGAAGTTTAAGAAGTTCTTTGTGTTTTTCTTTTCCTACTTTATCCCATGCAATTCTCCAAGCCTGTTTATATTCAATTACCTTCAAGAAACCACCACAAGTTTCTATTTCTGTCTTATGTTCTGCTTTTTCTTCTTCCGTAGCTGTGTCATGTGATACCCACACGGTTAAATCGAAATACAACCAAGACGGAATGCGTATATTTATTCTTTTCTCTTTAGTCATTTTATTAAACATTCTTACACAAGGTTCATCAGAATTGAATAATCCCGAGTTCCAATCACCAGAGTTCCAATCACCAGAGTTCCAATTACCAGAGTTCCGATTACCAGAGTTCCGATTACCAGAGTTCCAATCACCAGAGTTCCAATTACCAGAGTTCCGATTACCAGAGTTCCAATTACCAGAGTTACAATTACCAGAGTTCCGATTACCAGAGTTCCAATCACCAGAGTTACAATTACCAGAGTTACAATTACCAGAGTTCCAATTACCAGAGTTACAATCACCAGAGTTACAATTACCAGAGTTCCGATTACCAGAGTTCCGATTACCAGAGTTCCAATCACCAGAGTTCCAATCACCAGAGTTACAATTACCAGAGTTACCGCAATTATATTTTTTTAATTCTTCTTTTGGTATTTCCCTAAGAATAGTAATTTTATTTGTACCGTATTTATCACCGTCAGTTACAATATCACCCTCGGCAATTACTTCGCACACTCTGGAATTAGAAATAGTGTAATTACTTACTGCTTCAATTTTATGTAGTTCACGACAGAAATGAAATACTGTATCAGTACACAATTCTAATTTACCTTTCTCTGCGTTTGTTTTGTAAGTCTTTCCTACTTCAAATTGAAAACCTCTGCACTTTAAATTTTCATTAAATGCTTTGTAACCAATCATAATTAATACCCCTCTTGTATAATTTATATTATAACTATAACACAAACTAAAATAATTGTAAAGTATTTTATTAATATTATAGACAACAAAAAAGCCATCTTAGAAAAGATGGCTTAATGAATGGTTTTTTTCTGCTAAAACTTATGACTTTTTTTATTTTTTCAAAAGTTTGTCAATATTCTTTTCCATTTCAGAAAACTTGTTCTGCATATCCTCAATTTGCTTGTTCTGATTTTCAATCAACTGTGACTGTGTTTCTACAAGCTTCTTGAGAACATCTTCGTTTGGAGAATTACTTGGAGAGGAAGTATCTTTACCAAACATATATTCATGTTTTTTTGCTTCAATTGCTTTCTTATCCTCATCATCTAAGACATTACAATATTTTCCGTCATTATCCTTAATTTGTGCCATACAAACTACAGGATGAGGAAGTGCAAGAATTGAAATTGCATCAAGATACGGAATTTCAGTACCCTGCTTATTTGTATCCGGGTCCACAAGCCAAACACGAACTGTCTTTCCGTTAATGTTTGACTGACAATACTTACCTCTGATAGGTTGCAAAAGCAATGTTTCTTTAGCCATTTTAAGCTCCTTTCATTGTATATTTTAGGATAGATTAATCCTGTGAAGATTTTTCTATATCCGCAAAAACCGAATTTACTTGTGATGCCATAGTAATGTTTTTTTGTTTTGTGATGTATTCTTCAAGAACGCTGGAATTTCCTGTGTCTTTTGGTGCTTCGAGTGCCTTAATCATTATTTCTCCTTTTACTAAGGTTTCCAAAAGCTTTCTCTTTGAATCAAACATATTAATCTTTGCTTTAGTTAAAACATCAACAGCCCTTACCAGCAGTTCAGGGTCCATTGCCAATGTTCCGTCATCTATAATTCCTTCAAGTGAATCAACTGCTTTATTTGTAACGGTTTCAAGCCTCTTTTCATATTCCTGAAAAGACGATGAAGAAAGTATATCAAATTCCTTCCTTATGTTTGGAAGTATCTTTCTCAATTCATCGTTGTTTTCGCACCCTGTTGGAACATTATTCATAAATCAACACCTTCTTCTTTCTTATCAGTATATGGAATTACAGCCAAATACCAATGGTTCAATATTTTTGTTTCGTTGCTTACAATCTTATAGCTGTTACCTTTATAACAAATAATGTCACCCTTCTTATAATCTTCATAATTTTTGTTGTCGTCTTCTATAAACTGAATGTTATACAAGGACGGTGAACATAATCTTCTCTTTGACGGGATATGAAGTTCACACCCTTCAAATACATGAAGAAGAAACAAAAATTTTTCACCCATTATTAAATATGCAGACAAAAGCTTGTCCATATCCAAGTTATTTTTTACCGCAAGACTTGATAGGAATGTATCGTTGTTCTTATGAAATATCATAAATCAGTCCTCATTATCATACTGTTTCCATGCTACAAATGCCAAAACAGGAGGACTTTGCTTCTCCTCACTGTAATCTTTATACAACTCATCAACGTCTACATCTATATCCATTGATTTAGCATATCTTACAAAATCAGAAAAAAGAAAATAGACGTTGGTTCCCGATTTATATACCAGCTCTGATTGCAAGACAGGATTTTCACAATCTATTTCAATTTTCTTTGCCTTAGTTTTCATATAGAAACGCCATGCTTCGTTATTAATCCTGCTTAGGCAAAAAGTCTGAATAGTTGCAATCTCAGGGTCAAATTCAGGAAGCTTTGACAATAAAGCTTCCCAACAAATGCTTTGGAATGTTTCATAATCAGTAAAGAGCTTCCAATGATAGAATATCTTTTTTGTCCAATATTCATAATCAGTAATGAACTCTTTAGTTATCTTATGTTCAACTAAGTATGATGAGAAGCCACAATATTTTTGTTTTTTCTTAGCTGTCTTTTCCATAGCTTACTATATTTCCATGCTCCCGCAGATACCGTAACGAACTTTGAAACCGTATTTCCAATTAAGCTTATTTACAAGCCTTGCGTATGAAGTATTCTTAACCGGATACCAGTAAGTGTAGGTTCCTCTTTCAATTACAGTATCTCCATGAAAGATGCCTTTGAAATCGTCATCAACTTCAGTCCGTTTCTTGACTTCAATCCTTACACCAACAATTATCTGTTCGTTGGTATTAAGACTTCTTTTTTGATTCTCTAAAGACATTTCAGTTCCCTTTTCCTTACAAAAAGTTCCTTATTCATTCTTTGTGACAATGTAAGACGATGTGAATTAGCCTGTTCCTCTTTATCACAAATCATAAGAACTTTGCCTTCTGTTGTTACGACTTCCCATGCAGGTTTTTCTACAGACTGATTAAGATTATGAATTCCATCCTTTCCAAAAGCTGGCATAAGCTATTCCTCCTTCTCATCAACACCAACAACATCGTAAATGCTTACTGCATCCAAAATATCTTCATCCTCTTGTTTTCTAGGCATTTCAATATTTGTCCCTGGTGTATAGAAAACATAGTCACCAACTTTTATACCTGTTTTTTTAATGTCTTCATGGTCACCTACACCAACAACTTCGCCTTCGTATTTTCTTTCCGCTTTCATTGCAGCAAGAATAATTCCACTTTCAGTTTTTGTTTCTGAAGTTGAAACCTTAACTAAAATTCTGTCACCAAGCACTCTCATAATCTATTTACTCCTTATATTAATATTATAGACAATATTACAGAAAAATGTTACCATTTTTTAGCATAATATTCACAGAACAAGTTTATCTTTAATATCCATAAAAACATCCATTACGTCTTCTTCAGACAGTGGAATAAGTGAATTCTTTTGCATAAATTCAATCTTTTTATCAATATCTTCTTTTACATCTTTCTGAACAGTATTCTTAAAATATTTTTTCATGGAAAAATACTTAAAAAGATACTGAAAAAGATATGTATAATCCTTTTCATCAAATTCATTTCCATCTACATACTGAATCTGCGGAAGATGATACCGTCTTAAAACATCACTGAAACACATTATTCTTATATCTCCTTGTTCTTTTTAATCAATTTTTTATAGTCATTTATACTCATGCCGTCATTAATGTAAACCATGTCGTCCAGTATTTTTTTAAGCCTTTTAAGAACATTCTTATCTTTTCGATAGACTTCATAAAGATAATGGATACACTCGTGGCTTTGATTACTAAGACATGAGAACTTTTTTATATCCATGCTGCAATAATGAGAAGGACTTGGATTAAGGTCTTTATGATGGTTTTCCCATCTTTTAGGAAGCTTTCTTAATGTGACTGCATCAAGACCTTTGCTTTTTTCATAGCATTTCTTTCTAAAATTAATCCAGACAGAAGTGATTCTGAATTTTGCTTTAAGTTCTGAGGTAAGAAAATTTAGTGATAAAAGATACTCTAAAAAAGCTTTTTCTTTCTCAGCTTTTTCTTTTTGTCTTTCTAATCGGGTCATATTAAAATTTTAGATTTTTAAATTAAAAAAAAGCTGTTATCTTAAAAACAGCCTTTTTTGAAATAACCTATTCTTCTAATTCTTCATCCAAATCAGTTTCTGTGACATTATTTTCTTTAACAAATTCAGCAAAATATTTATCAAACTCTTCTGGTGTCATTTCAGAATAGTCATCATAGATATGAAAATAATCTTCAAGAACAGCTCTTAAATCACGTACATCATTAAAGGTTTCAAAAAGTTCATCAACATCAGCTGCCTGTTCTTCGCTAATTGGAAACACTTCAATAGCCGATTTAGATGATTTAATGTTTCTATTCATAATTATGCTCCTTAGAATAATTTGTTATTTCTAGTCCACAAATTAGCAACGTAATTATCAAAACTTCCATTAATATAATTACGAAGATAAACACACAAATCATTTTTTGAAGCTACATGGTGTTTACCTTCTTCATCTATATACAAGTTTTTGATATACTGATTTCCTTCTATCTCCAAATCTCCTGCTGTAATTTCAATGCCTTTATTGCAGTAAATTGGAAAATTAAAAGAAATTCCATTACCGTTGTTTGAACTAATTTTATAACCTTGGTCAAAATCATCATTATCAGTAAATTCAACAATTCCTTTCAAATCCAACGGATTATCACGCTTTACAGCAAATGAATTTACAAGCTGTTTCAAAGTTATAGGAGTAACTGTTTCGGTAATTTTTATATTCGAAGTATTACCAGTTAATGCTGAAATAATTTCCTTTGAAGACTTGTCGTTCAAAACACCATTCAAAACCATTACGTGTGTATCTTCATTTAGAATTTCCTTCTGGAAAGACTTGAACCCACCTTTTCTGAAAGAAGTACCAATTAACGTACCACCGTCTTGAGGAACACCTATGTCAGTTTCTTTAGCAAAAAGTTTTTTACAGTCAATTCCAAAATTAGATAAAGCTTCATTAAGAATACTCTTTGCAAGATATTCCTTGTTATATTCAGCCTGCATATTGTTCAAAGTCTGTGCAATCTTTTCAAGGTTTTCTGAAGCAAGCTTTAATGTTTCACCCTTATCTATATCTTCAAGAATTGTCTTTGAAACACTGTTATAGCTCCAATCATTAAGGGAAACATTATATCCTAATGAACGTAAATGAAGATAATCAATATTCTTTAAGGCGTTGAAAGTTGAAAATGAAATAGTCTTACAAACCTTAGCAAATCGTTTGTCCCATGTATTTGCCGCACTGTCACCAAGTGATGAAGGTGTATCAGAACTGAAACCAATCATGCTAGGCTGAATCTGTAAAGCTGCAAACAATTTGTTATACTGAGTATCGAGGTCTTTCAAAGCCTTAATATCAACTTCACCGCCAACGTTCTGAACATTTACACCCTGATTCTGTGTCTGCGGTACAATGACTTCAAATTCCTGATTCTTTCCTCTTGAATTCATTCCGTTTGAATCATAATTTACACGTCTTACTTTCTTAAAAAGATTACGATAATAATTGAGAACTTGAATTGCAGACTTGCTGTAAACCTGTCCACCAACATTGACTGAGATAATTCTATAATAATTAGACTGGTCCATTCTAGCCAAAAGCAGTCCGTCTTCAATTATATTGACATTGCGCCACGGTTTTGAAGCTTCGCCAAGATATGAATTAGCGTATGTGAATTCATTCTTAAACTCATCATTACTGTTGCCATTGCTGACAGTACAATATTTTGTCTGTGAATTTCCACCAAGATTCTTATAAAAATCAAGCTGGGCGTATGTATATTCATAAGACGGTACAAAATCACCGTTCTCGTTAATAAATCCAACAGTCTTTCCAGAAATGACAATTGGTGTAACAGAAGTAAAGTCTGGTATAGGAGAAACCCTTTCCAAAATCCCATCTTTATTATAATGATTTTTCCAAGGAAGCTGACCCCATAGTAAACAGTTATACCCTGTGATAAGTATAAAATTGTTTGCATTCATCTTCTCATGAAAATCATTAAGTTCATTAGAAATACTTTCATAAGGCGTATTTACAACAAACAACCGTCCTTCATTGTCAGGTTGGAATGCAGTTTGCATAACACATTTAAGAGCAGGCCCGCATATCGGGTCATCAAGCATTGCAGGAACATCTTTAAGTGCATTGAGAACTGAACGTGATGAGATTGAACTGTCAAGAGCATAATTTGCATAATTATTATACTCTTCAACCTTATTAAAAAGTTCTTCTGTATCTTCAGGAAATATAAGATGCTTAACCTGTTGTGGGATTGTTTGTTTACTGTCTTTTCTGAAATTGCCGTTATTAAACCAAGCCATTTTATTTTTTTCCTAATATAATTTCAAAGTCTGTCCTTAGTTAAAACCAAGGACATTTTCATATTTGTTGCTTGAATTATTTGAAACTAACTACAAGTTCCAGTTCAGAACGATATAATCTCCACAAATATCGTAGCCGTTTTCATAAGCCCATTCTTCAACATCTCCATTATATTGAGAATTGATTTCATCATATTTTTTTGCGGCGTCATCTTTATGAACAATTTCACTGTTTACAGCAATATTGTCAACAATATAATTAGGTTTGTTAAGAAAAGGGTCTGACAACCAACCAGTTTCTTTCAAATAATCAAATGCATTATCCCAAAAATTATCATCATAATCACCTGCTGGTCCAAAATCATTAACTCTTTCCCAAAGCATGTCGATAAATACATCATCGTCAATTTGTACCATAAGAACTATCTCCTTCTATTCATCTATTAAAAAATATATAAAGAATTTAAAACAATTGCTCAGACTTCTTAATTTCATATCCAAAATCTTCAAGCCGTTTCTTTGCAAGATTTATATACCATTTCTTATCCAGTTTCAACGGTATAGGAACATCTTTAACTGATTTATTCCAAATAAAGCAGTGGTCAGGACAGTTACCAAATTTATCAGGATTGCTGTTTTCTTCTTTACATCTTCCAAGATAACCATCATTTATATCTTTAGAAGCAAATACACGGAATGTCTTTTCAG